AGCTGTATGTATCTACATGTTTTTTAATAGATTTAGAGATTTAATATTTATTTTGGCTCCAACTGAGGACCAAGCTTCACTTATATTTAATTATTGTTATAGGCATTTTGCAGATAATGCTTTTTTAAATGGCTTAGTAAAGAACTACAGGTTCCATAATAAACCTAACATAACACTAAAAGGAGGGACTGTGCTACGTAGAGCCCCATTAGCTCCATCTAATCAGGGACAAGCCATACGTGGACAACATCCTACATTTTGTATTGTAGACGAAAGTCCACTTATTGATGATAAATTGTTTATAGATAACGTAGAACCAGCAATTGTTTCTAATAAAGCACCATTTATTAATCTAGGCACCCCAAAATCAAAAGATAATCACATGTGGCGCTATCTTTATGATGATAGATATGAGGATACTTTTGAACGAATGGTATTTACATGGAGAGATGCTGTAAATCCCGGTAGAGCATACTCTGCACCATATACAGATGATGATATGGCTGAAAAAATGCGAGAATGGGGTGAAGATTCAATTTATTGGAAAACTGAGTATGAATGTCAGTTTGTTGAGTCTGTAGCTAATATTTTTAATCCAGAACTAGTAAAAGAGTGTTTATCTTCTAGTTTATCTTTCCAAGAACCCGGAAACTACCCAAATTGTGTTGTAGGAGTAGATATTGGTAAATCTGTTAATAGCACAGTAATAAGTGTATGGTCTACCGCTAAGACTGATACTGAAAATGTAGCAACACTTATTTATTTAGAAGAAATAGGTCCAAAAACAGGTGGACATGACATTCCATACCAAAGAAAAAGGATTATGGCTATATCTAAAGAATATGGTGCCGATAAACTGATAATTGACGCAACAGGTATGGGTGGAGCAATAGAACAAGACTTGAGAGTAGAATGTGTGGAAGAACAAATACAATTTATACCTTTCGTTTTTACTGGAGGTCCAAAAGGTTCTAAAACACAAATATACCGTGATTATGTATCATATATACAACAAAAACTGGTAAAAATACCACATCCAGACAATTTGGAACCTCAACATGCTAAATTAGTTAATAAATGGGTGAGAGAACATATAGATTTAGAATATACAATGGATGCTGCTAACAAAACTGAGAAGATTGCAGCACCTAGTGGTAAACACGATGATTACTGCGACAGTAGTGCTATAGCATTACACGCATCTTTACAAATGCTACCAGCTTCTGCTACGTTTGCAAGTGTTTCTTTAAAACAAACAGGTACAAATAGGAGAACCGGTGGAAGAAACCCAGTTTTTGCTACAGCTAGACGTTCACATAATATAAATAAACGTGGTTTAAGGGGTATTTAAAGAGTTTTCGGCGAAAGCTTTATATACTATATCGTACTATATTGTTAGGATAGCCGTGGCTCTAAGAGATTATTGGCCTTTTAATAGGCGAAGTTTCGCAACAGTTGGAGAAAATCCTCCGTTTCAAAAAGATTCACCAAGAAGTTATGGTGATGGTATAATTAAAAGACTATCATTATCAAATCAAGGTGGAGTTTTTGGAAGAAAAGAAGCCAATAAAGAACCTCAGATAGGTGATTACAAAACATATATGAATGTATATTTGTCTGACCCTATAGTTAGAACTTTAATTGACCTACCTTGTATGTACGCAGCTAAGGATGGGTATGATATTGTAACAGATAACGATGAGGATAGAGAGACAATACAAAGTTTATTTGACGAAATAAATATTGAACAGTTGTTATACACATGGTTAAGGAATGGACGTATCTTTGGTACATCATACCTAGAATGGACAGGTGATAACTTAGTTATTAGGTCATCACAGAATATGTACATTCAAAGAGACCCCAGTGGTCAAGTAATGTATTACTATCAAGACATAGGAGACGATAAAGACTCTGTACGTTTTGAAGAAAATGAATTAATATGTTATCGTAATAATCCTTTTGACGACTATGCATATGGTTTGAGTGATATACACCCTATACTATATTTAATAGATTTAAAAGATTATGCTGAAAGAGATATAGGTGCTGCATTAAACAAATATGCTACTAGCAGATTTGATATAAGTGCTGGTTTACCTGATATGCCTTATGGCCCAGATAAAATAAATGAAATAGTATCAGCTTTTAATGCTTTAGAACCGGGTGAAGATATTATACACGGTAATGATATAGTAGTAAAAGAGTTACAAGGTACACAAAGAGCATTCGAGTATGGTAAGTATACTGATGATATACTTAAGAAAATACACGTTGCATTAAAGGTACCTATAACTATGTTTGACAAACCTGAACAAGCAAGAGCTATTTTCGAACCTTACGTTAGACACCTACAGTCTGCGGTAGAAGCAGCTATAAACGCTCAATTGATGCCGCAAGTTTTAGGTGGAGATGCAAGGTTTAAGTTTAGGAATATAAATGTGGATGATGCATTTATAAAAGCAAAGACTGATATGATATATCTATCCGAGGGAGTATTAGCACCCGGTGAAGTTAGAGCAGAAAGAGGATTGAATCCAGAAGGAGCAGCTGAAGTGCAGGAAACCGCAGAGAACGCAAATATATCTGGAGGAAGAGACCAAGATAAAAAAGAAGAGTCCGCAAGGACAGAAAACCGCAACGGTGGTAATCAACCGTCTGCAAATCCTACGGGGGATAGAGAAGAATGAGCAAAGAGTACGACTACGAGCGTTGTATAATAGAAGTAGGCCCAACTCTCAAAAAGAGAGGTATAGAGGACTACCAAGAGATTACGGCGAACATGTGCCGTATGAGGGTAGAGGAAGGAACTGACAGAAAGTTCGCTGAATCTGCCGAGGGCGGACAGGAAAACCAGCGCAGTTTTGCATTGGAACTACAAGAACCTGTTCACACGGATGAATATATAGAATACCCAGTTATCGCTATAACGTCAGGCCCTCACGACGAAGATGGCGACCAAAAGGTCTTTATTGAACCGTCCGTATTAAAAAATAGTGTAGAAACATTTACTGAGTTACCAGTTTACTACAATCATCAACGAACCGAGGACGACCTCCTTGGAAAGGCTATCAACCCAGAAATCGTAGAGCTTGAAGGTGGTAAAACTGCAATAAAGATGCTTGCGCAACTTTATAAAAACGCAGCAAATAACAATGGAGTGCTAGAAAAGATTGAAAACGGAGATATGACGCATGTCTCTATCGATTGGTTTTCTAAAGATATTGATGTTTTAGGAGAACCGTTTGCAATGGACATCCGTCCTATTGAGGTGAGTTTTATTGATAATGAGACTCGTACCCCCGTTTGTGACGCATGTACGATAGAAAAAGGAAAGGAATGCGACGAACACCGTGAATTCGGTGAAGAATCGGAATCAGAATCAGATTGTGGCTGTGGAGGCCACGAGGAAGATTCATGTGCCTGTGATACACACGGGAACAACAGCGAGGAATTAAACATGGCTGAAGAACAAAAGAACAACGATGTCTCCGAAGCAGTTGGAATCACCGAGCGTGAATTCGCATCGATGAAATCCCAACTAGAAGAGATGAAAGAATCTTATGCTGAGTTAAACACCAAGCACGAAGAGGCAATAGCTCTCGTATCAAAATTCCAAGAAGAAGAGGAAGCAAGAAAAACAGCAGCAGCTGAAGAACGCGTTAACTCTTTTGTCAGTAACATCTTAGAAAAAGAAGTTACACTTGGTAAGCTCGATGACGATGGGAAGGAAGCACGTGCAGAGGAACTCAAAGCATGGGATGATATAAAGCTAGAAGGATTTAGCATCGCTATGGACTCTATGCCTACACCAGTAGAAGAAGAAAGAACTTTTGGTAAAGGTAAGTCCCATGATGCTGAAGAGACTCCAGAAGTTGAAGCTGACGAAACCCCACGCATGTTTGCGATGGAAAACGGAAGAATCATTTTCAAAGGAGAAGAAAAAAACTAAGGTAATTAAATATGGCAATAGTTAAAGGAATATTAGTAAACGATGGTGGAGCACCAGCACGTATTATGAACTTCGAAGCAAACGAAGCAATTGAAGCAGGACAACCTGTATCATTATTGCACGCTGCTTCCGCAGATTGTAAAGTACAGCTAGGTGACTCTGACGACACAACCACAGTTTTCATGGGTGTAGCATTAGTAGATGCAGCAGCCGGAGACATGTGCAGTGTCATAACAGGTCGTGGAGTTGTCTGTCACATCAAGCTAGGAGCTGATGTTAACGGAGCAATCCCACTTATGTTAGATAGCACACCGGGACAATTGGTAGCATTTTCAGACGGCGCAAGCCCTGTAAATACAGCACCATGTGCCGTAACAGTAGAAGATGGAGGCACTGGATTAGTCAAGTGCATGATTCTATAAGGAGATAAGATAATATGGTAGCAGCAGGAACAAACCCCGGTATAGCATCGAGCCAATTGAGCTCAACCGCTAACAGGGTTTTAATAGACTACAAAGATGCAATTCAGGACTATAAAGTCACTGACATGCCTGTAGTACAAATGTTCGCAGAGCGCTTCACAACCGATACCGGTGGAGATGTTGATATTACATTCGCAAAACCTTCAATGGGTCTAGAACAAATTGAAGAGGGAGCAGTACCTTCATTCCAACACACTGACTTGAGAAACGAACGTATCTCAGTTAAAGAGTTTGGAATTGCAGTTGGTGTAACCCGCCGAATGATGGAAGATTCAAGATTCTCTGAAATGGAGTTAGCTTTGAACGAAGCAAGAAGAGCAGTAACAAGACACATAACTAAACACTTTATTTATGCAGTCTTCGGTATAGCCGACACAACTTTCGGTACAACCGCAAAAACCGTTTCAACAAATGAAACCGACATTGAGACTTTCGCAACCCACCCTGATGGTGGATTCTATGGCGCAAGTCCAGCAAGTGGCGGAAGAATGTACGAATACGGAAACTACTCTACAAGCGACTTAGATACACTAGGTTCACACTACTTCAACTCCAGTACTTCTGGAAGCGCAAATGGTGAACTAGCATTAGACGATATCACAAAAGCAATCGAGTTAATGAGTGCAAAAGGAATGACAGCAGACACAATTCTCTGTTCTCCAACCCACTACAAAACTCTATTGAATTTGGCTGACTTCACAGCACCTTTCGGAACCTCTGGCTCAAGCAGAGAATCCTCAAAAGGTGGTATCGATTACGTAAACGATGTATCAAACGATGGTATTGTTGGACAACTATACGGATTAAACGTTGTAGTTAACCCATTCGTACCAAAGGACAAGGCTGGTGTCTTCGACATGAAGGTCAAGCCTGTCGCATACGTCGAAAGACGTGCTCTTACAGTAGAAGAAGCTAATCCGGGTTTCGGAATTATGGGTTCATACATGTCAATGAGATATGGATTGAAAGTCATAAGACCAGAAGCTGGAGCAATTATCTTCTCAGCTTAGATAGAACATATATTGGTCTGGGCGACACCACAGAACAAGTCGCCCAACTTTGAGGATAAGCCATGAAAGCATTCAAACCTAAAAAAATTGTAAAAAAATCTCAACAAGAATACGGTTTACACAAAACCACAACCGCAAAACAGAGAATGATGGTTATAGATGATAGGTTACCCTCTAAACAATACATCAAAGCAAGAATAGAAGATAATGTAAAAGACGATACTTTTGGAGCCGCATGGGACGGAGATACCACGTCAGCACCTTCTAGAAATGCAGTTTATGATTATATAGGTTCTCTCGCATCTACCTCTGATGTATGGGGAGTAGAGAGTGCCGCAGCTTCAGCAAAAACTAGGTCACGTAAATCAGGAAACGTTGGTATAGGTGACGCAAGTAACATGGCCTTTACTGATGTTACACACAAATTAACAGTTGATGGAGACCTAAGAATAGGAGCAGGTATATCAACAAGCGCAGACCCAGCAAACACTAATAAAGATATATATCTAGACGATGGGGCTATACTGTACAAATATGGCTCTAGTGGTAGCACGGCTATGCTTACGCTAAATAGCTCTACAGGGCATTTGGTGGGTCAAAATTTAGCTATTGGCTCAACAGCGCCTAATGTGCCTTTAGAGATTAATATAGCCGAGAGTGACGCATTAACAACGGCTGATGGTACTGGTCTGTTCCAGATTGGTAACGATAGTGGAGCCAATATAGGTATGAACTCTACTAAAATACAAGCTAGGTCTGGTGGTAGTGCATCTAAATTAAACTTAAACGTAGGAGGTGGTAACATTGACATGGGTAGTAGCGCTAGTACAATCACCTCTAAAGGTAACTTAGCAGTAGAGGGTAACTTAACTGTTACAGGTACTGCAACTTCGATTTCTACAGAGACAGTTACAGTCTTTGATAATTTTATAGAATTAAATTCTAATTACGAGGGTACATCACCCACTGAAAGTGCAGGTATAGAAATAAACCGTGGTGGTAGTACTGCAATAAACCCTATACTCAGATGGAACGAAACTGATGATAAATGGCAATTGTCTGAAGCAGTAACAGGCAGCGCCAGTTATAAAGATATAATACACACAGGACAAACAGGTTCTGTTACAAACGCAATGCTAGGAGGTAGTATAGCTAATAATAAACTAGCTAATGATAGTGTAACTGTCGGAACTACAGAGATAGACTTAGGAGCATCATCTACTACGCTTGCTGGACTAACAGCAGTAACTGTTGCTGGTACATCTGGCGCTGTTGGTACTACAGCATTGAATATTACAGGTGGTAATTCTTCTGCCACTAACCCCGCAGTTAATATTACTGGACATTTGGTGGCATCTACAAAGTCTTTTAATATTCCACATCCTATACACGATGATAAAAGATTAGTATATGGGTGTTTAGAAGGACCAGAACATGGAGTATATTTTAGAGGCACAGCTGAATTTGATTTAGCACCAGAACGTATGCCTGTAGAACTACCAGAATACTGGTTCAAATTAGTAGGAGAAGATTATACTATAAGTATAACACCACACGGACCATACCATGTTTGGGTTGATGAAAAGTTTGAGGATGGATTCTTCGTTGAGTCTTCTTCTGAAACCCACGTCAAATTTGATTGGATGGTATTAGGTGGTAGAAAAGATGCGACAATACCGGAGGTAGAGCCACAGGCTCCATAGACATATGGCAGAACGCATTATTATAAAAGGTGACAAAGGAAGTGTTTTCTTTGAAAAAGATTCAGCAGGTGATGGTACTTATGAAGTATCTAAAGAATTAGCATTAAAAAGCGACAACACAGGTTTAACGTTCGATGGTTCAGATTTAGTTGATACAGGTCAAAAGGGGCAGAAAGGTGTCACAGGTGCTCAAGGTGCTCAAGGACAAAAAGGTGAAGTAGGTACTAAAGGACAGAAAGGTCAGAAAGGTACTCAAGGTGCCCAAGGTACTCAAGGTGTTCAAGGGGTTCAAGGACAAAAAGGTGAAGTAGGTTCCAAAGGACAAAAAGGTGTTGCTGGAACTAATGGGCAAGATGGACAGGACGGTAGTAAAGGACAGAAAGGACAAAAGGGTACTCAAGGTGCTCAAGGTACTCAAGGTGTACAAGGTGTTCAAGGACAGAAAGGTGAAGTAGGTTCCAAAGGACAAAAGGGTGTTGCTGGAACTGACGGACAGGACGGTACTAAAGGACAGAAGGGACAAAAAGGTACTAAAGGTCAGAAAGGACAAAAAGGTACTCAGGGTGCTCAAGGTACTCAAGGTGTACAAGGTGTTCAAGGACAGAAAGGTGAAGTAGGTTCCAAAGGACAAAAGGGTGTTGCTGGAACTGACGGACAGGACGGTACTAAAGGACAGAAG